AGAAAATAACGATATGAATGCTCCTGACTTTGATAATCAAAATGCATTAGGCGGATTAGGAGTTAGAGGCGGAGATATAGAAGGATTTACTCCTACACCAGTAGACGATGGTAGTCCTGAAGAAGGTGATGTAGGAGACGCTGGTCCGGAAACAACAGATAGTCCGGTTCCAGATGATCCGGGAGGTGATGATGAGGTTTGATGAACTAGCACAATCAGCAGAAGGCGACGAATATCATAAGTGGGAACTTGATGATACAAGACGTCCTAAATTAACGCTAGAACATTTAAATAAAATGAGAGCTATGCGTGAAATGGCAAAAGCTGATCATATGGAACAGGTTAAGAATTACAAACAAATGTATGCCGCAGGCTCTGGTTCCAGCGAATAATTACAGAATATAACTGTTTTTTATAAGAAATGCGGTTTTATTCGCATTAACTATTACTCTGAAGTAAGACATCTTAAATATAAGTGTTATAACCTATAAGGAGATTTAAAATGAGTGCTCAAGATCGTTATACTAAAGTTATTGAGTCTCTTGTAAATGGTGACGAAGCAAAAGCTTCGGACCTCCTACACGAGGCTTTTGTAGAAAAAGCTCGTGATATCTGGGCTGATCTAGTAGAACAGGACGAAATCGTCGAAGATGATGTAGAAACTGAACTAGAAGAAGAATTCGGTGACGAAGAATCCGGTGACTTCCTAGATGACCTAGAGACAGACGAGTCAGAAATTGAGTCTGAAGAAGCATTTGGCGAGGATGATGACGAGCCAGAAATGGACATGGATGCAGATATGGATGCAGAAATGGAACTAGCTTCTGATGATGAAGGCGACGACGCAGAAGGCGACGACGCAGAAGATGCAATGGACGGTGATGCAGAAGAAAAAATTGAAGCTGAATTTGCTTCAGTTGAAGATGCATTGCAAGATCTAAAAGCTACATTTGCAGAAATCATGGGTGATGAAGACAAAGCTGAAGAAGCTGTGGCTTTCGAATCTGAAGATGATTTAGAAGAAGCAAAGGACGAAGAGCTAGAAGAATCTGAGGAAGAAGTTGAGGAATCAGCTGATGACGAAGAAAAGCTAGACGAAGCCGCTGAACTGCAAAAAATTGGTAAGGACAAAGCTGTACATCCAATCGATATGCCAGCAGGAGATGACGGAAAAGCATCACCAGTTGGACCAGGTACTGATGACATCGAATCAAACGGTGGACCAGTAAGTACAGACACAAAAGAGCCTGCTCCAGTTAAAGTAGCAACAGCAAAAGACATGGGTGTTACCCATCCTGGTGATGGTGCAAAGCTAAAACCTGAAACTCGCGGTCATGGTGCCGAGAAAAAAGGTAAAGCGGAGTAAAAAATGCTTATAGAAAAACTTTCATACGACCAAGCAGGTATTGTAACCGAAGCCAAAGACAATGGTCAAGGCGGCAAGGATCTATACATGGAAGGAATTTTTGTACAGGCAAACCAGCGTAACCAGAATCAACGAATCTACCCTGGATCAGAAATTAAGAATGCTGTTCAAAGCATTACTGAAAGAATTGATAAAGGGTTTTCAGTATTAGGCGAAGCAGACCATCCTGAAGATTTACAAGTAAATCTGGATCGTGTATCACATTTAATTGAAAAAATGTGGATGAACGGTGATGATGGTCATGGACGTTTAAAACTATTACCAACTCCAATGGGAAATATTTGTAAAACCCTATTGGAGTGTGGTGCAAAGCTAGGCGTATCTAGTAGAGGCAGTGGTGAAGTAGGACACGACGGTATTGTTAAAGGTTTTGAAATACAAACTGTTGATATCGTTGCAAATCCTAGTGCACCAGATGCGTATCCTAATCCCATTTATGAAGCAATTATGAATGGTAAACGTGGAAACATATTAATGGATGTCGCAACTGCTACAAATCATGATACAAAAGCACAAAAGTATCTCCAGGAAGAGGTACTTAAACTTATTAACAACCTAGACATTAGGAGAAAGTAATGGCAACAGCAATAGAACAACTCCTAAGTTCAGAAGTTCTTTCCGAAGAAGTACGCACTACACTTTCTGAAGCGTGGGAAGCCAAATTGGCAGAAGCACGTGAAGAAATCACAGCAGATCTAAGAGAAGAGTTCGCTAATCGTTATGATGCAGATAAAGAGCAAATGGTGGAAGCACTAGATGCGATGCTAACTGACACGATTACAAAAGAACTTAAAGAATTCTCAGAAGACAAGCGTGATGCAGTAGCCGCCAAAGTTGATTATCAACAAAAAATGATGGAACATGCAAAACTTCTAGATCAGTTTGTAATGGAAACTCTCAAAAAAGAGATTTCAGAACTACGTGATGATCGTAAATTACAAGAAGGAAACTTCGAGAAGTTAGAAGACTTCGTAATGGAGCAACTAACAACAGAACTTAATGAATTTCATGAAGACAAAAAGGACCTTAATAAAGAAAAGGTTCGTCTAGTGAAAGAAGGTAAAGAAATTATTGCTGAAGCTAAGAAGAATTTCATCTCTAAAGCAAGCGACAAATTGTCAAATATTGTAGAAACTACACTAAAGACAGAACTAGGCATGCTTAAAGAGGACATTCAGCAGGCGAAAGAAAATATGTTTGGTCGTAAGATCTTCGAAACTTTCGCGGCAGAATTTATGAGTTCAGAATTAGCAGAAGGCAGTACAGTTTCGGAAGTTACCAAAGAACTTGAAAAAGTTAAAGCACAACTTGAAGAATCACGTCAGCAAGTTGCCGAGAAAGAGGAAATGGTTGCAAAGGCAGAAAAGAAAACATCTCGTATCGTTGAAGCAAACGAAAGAGCTGAAGTTCTAGCCGAGCTACTAGGGCCTCTTGCAAAAGACAAGCGTGAACTTATGGGCAACCTACTTGAGTCTGTAGCAACTGAGAAGTTGAAAGTACAGTATAACAAGTATTTGCCAACTATCTTAGAGTCAGACTCTAAAGCAGATAAGAAATCGCAAACCCTAAATGAATCTCAGAAGACTGAGGTCACAGGAAATAAGGCACAGCGTCAGGATACTGATAGTGAAGCCGAAATAATTAACCTCCGCAAATTAGCGGGTCTTAATTAAGAATCAGGAGATACCAAAATGTCACAAGCATTATTTGAAAATTGGAACGTTACAAAAGACGCTCTAACTGACGGTTTGGAAGGCAACAAAAAAGCAGTAATGGAGTCAACTCTTGAAAATACAAAACAGTATCTTCAAGAAGCCGCCGCAAGCGGTTCAACAATGGCTGGCAACATTGCAACTTTAAATAAAGTTATCCTACCAGTTATCCGTCGTGTAATGCCAACAGTTATCGCAAACGAACTTGTTGGTGTTCAACCAATGACTGGTCCAGTAGGCCAGATTCACACTCTACGTGTACGTTACAGCCAAACAGCTGGCGGCGTAAACGCAGGTGATGAAGCACTATCACCATTTGCTATTGCAAAAGGTTACTCAGGTGATGCCACAGCAGGCACAGCAACAACAACATCTGCTCTAGAAGCAGAAGCTGGCCGTAAGATGAGCATCCAAGTCCTAAAGCAAACTGTAGAAGCGAAAACAAGAAAGCTATCTGCACGTTGGACATTTGAAGCGGCACAAGACGCCAACTCAATGCACGGACTAGACGTTGAAGCTGAAATCATGCAGGCACTAGCTCAAGAGATTACAGCAGAAATCGACCAAGAAATCCTAACAAGCCTACGTACACTTGCTGGTACAGCAACTGATACATATAACCAAGGCGCGGTTTCAGGTCAGGCAACATTCGTTGGTGACGAACATGCGGCTCTAGCAGTTCTAATCAACAGATCAGCAAACCTAATCGCTTCACGTACAAGACGTGGCGCAGGTAACTATGCTGTTGTTAGCCCAACAATTCTAACAGTACTACAGAGTGCTACAACTTCAGCGTTCGCAAGAACAACTGAAGGCCCATTTGAAGCACCAACAAACACAAAATTCGTAGGTACACTAAACGGTACAATGCGTGTGTTCGTTGACCAGTATGCTTCAGATAGCACAGACATCATCGTTGGATA